ACCGCTCTTGGGGGCCGAACGAGGGCTTGTGCTTCCTCTGCCTTTTCATTGTTCATTCCCGGAAGATTAGGTATATTCATGCCAGCAAACATCTGAACAGGTTGACCCATAGACTCAAGGTTTTGACGTTGACGCATGTAGTCTTGTGGATTAATCGAAGTTACACCGCCACCCATCATATTGATCTGACCGCCAGAAGCCGACTGGTACGGGTTGTTGTCTTCATAACTGCCGTAGTACGGGTTTATGCTGTTAGGGTTCATGTCGTTTATTGCCCTGCCTGTAGCCACTGCGCTATTGTATCTCCCGTAGGAATCAGCTAACTCCTGCTGACTCTCTCCCTCTCGCCTACGACTATCTGCCCTCATGTCATCTTCAAGCATCTCCTGCGCTCTTGCGCCTTCGCCAATTGCTATGGGGAGAATTGACCCTTTTGTCATTAGGTTCTTTCCGAACTCTCCGGTAAATTTCATTGGGTCGCTAGAAAAGTTTTCAGCTACGTTCTTACCTGCTTCTGATGTCAATGCGTCTACGTTCGCTTGCTGAAAACGAATAGACTCTGGATTAAAAGATACATCGCCAAAGGGTAGATCGCTAGGCATTGCTGACTCGGAGAAAGCTGGAGCGTTAAGAGCCTGACTTCTGGCTATATCAGCCGTAGTAGTAGCACCTGTGTTAGCGAGGTTTTCAAGGCCAGCAAGCTCGGATGTGGAGTCAGCAAGTGCTGATGCGGCATCAACTACAGCGGGATCAAGAGCCGCAGATGCGGTATTTACTGCCGAACCAATACCATAACCAGTTAACCCAGACATAATCCCCTGCTTTAAATCTCCAGTCACTGCGGTTGTCGCCAGACCGGAGCCTACAGCACCCGCAAGAGCCGCATTAGCTCCTAGAGCAGATACAGCACTACCTATAGCCCCCGTCCCAAGCGCACCGCCAAGAGCGGTAAATCCTGCCGACCCAAGCATACCTCCAAGCAATGGAGCCAAAAAGGGCAGGAACGCTTCTGGTTGCCCTGTCATGGGGTTTCTCGTAAGAGAGCCTGTGGGAGACAGGGAGGCTAATCCTTGAACCTCTACGGGATTCATATGTACCATCATGCTATCGCCGTACCGACCTTGCGTAGCCATCTGGTCAGCCATTCTCTGCATTGGTCGTTGATTGGCAAACTGCGAATTAGGGTTGTTCATTAACTTGTCTCCACACCGAATAGGTTAAAACTAACATCTACTGCGCTGGCATACACCTTGACAACATCAGCCTGTCCAAGACATATACCGATCACCACAGTTCTAGTTGTGTTGGCCGCTAGGGCTTGATCGAAAAATAAAAATTGCTTATCGTTTGCGCCAGCACCCGCAACGTGAACGCTTACCCTAAAGGTAATGCCAGAGCCTGTTCTGTTACAGATCACCAAAGAGCTAACAGTTGTCTGCGTCAGATTAGGCGCGGTATATAAAACCGTTGTTGTCGTAGCCGCTGGGTCTAGCTGGCCTAATACTTTAATAACGTCAGTCACGAAGCACCCATTAACAAGAACTGAAATCTACGCATAGCTAAAGATCCTTCCTTATCACCTTGAGTTTTTGCCGCCGTTATTTCAACTTCATGCTGATTAAATGCATCTTCAATAACTTTTCTAGTCAGGCTCTCATTTGGAACGTCATACTGGTTCAATGGAATTGGCAGTGGCGTTTTTCTTATAGCCATTATCTTCGACCATCTTGTCTGATATGAAACCTAAGAGTTCCTAGCCGCCAGCCATAACCAGAACCTGTGCTTTCCACGCGAATGACAGGGTGTCTAGCCCTTGCTCGAAGGTAAGACTCTGTTGTTGACTGGTTAATAGTAACAGATGAAAGTGTGCTTGCGTCCTGAAGCGGATAGTTCCTGCCCTTAACTGTAATAGCAACCGCAGGATCTACTCCATCAAACGAGAAGTCAGGAATTACTTTGCTGAGAAACATGAATCCCTCGCCATCCCCAATCTCAAGGTCACCCGACTCAACAAAGGCCGTCATAGGTGATCCATCGTCATCAAAACCAACTTCATGGTTATACAGCAAGTTGTTATTTGATGAGGTTATAACAGTTGTTGCTATGGGTGGATCACCTGCGCCAGAATCATGCCATGCACCTCTAGCCAAGGTTCCTATAGACCACAGATTTTCTTCGTAGTTATACGTCACATAATTCGTAATTTCCGTAGACCCAGTACCTATAGGATAGAACCAAGTAACCTCAGAATATGCAGAATTTTCAGCGGCAAAAACTTTATATGACTGGCTTACATTTAAATTTGAAAACACATGATCCTTAACAGAACATGGCAATGGCTGAACGGAGCCGTTGTAGACATTAAAGCCACCCTCATCCATAAAATACACAGATCCTCTAGCATTAATCGCCGCTCTTGGCGAAACCATTGAAACATCTGTACTTAATGTCGAGAAGTCAAACACAAACGGGCCACCAACAAACCTCATTGAATGAAGGCTTTCGTCGGTAAAAATAAGTATCTCCTGTCTTGTTTGAACTGCACCTACAATCAATGACCCAGAATTTATTCTTACGCCACCAGCCGTATTGGTTGCTGTGGGAGTCCAATCGGTAAAGCTACCTTGATCTGAAAACCTAACAAATAGAGGATCTAAAATTGTTGAACCAATAGGATTTGATCCAAAAGCAATAACGTGTTGATCTACATCAGACACCATTATCTGAAGGGCGGCTGATGGCGGATTTGATCCGCTAAGGGATGAGTCAGTTATATCAATAGCTCTATTCGTAAAACCACCTGAAAGGTCAAAGTAATATATACCGCCACCTCTGACGTTAAACACAAGGTCTTCTCCAAAGTTATCTTGTGCGTAAAGCCTTAACTGACTTCCGGGAGTAATTGCCGAAACAGACCCAAACCCGCCAGCACCCCAAGTATTTACACCCCATCCGGTGCTTTGGACAAAGGTGTTTAACCCTGTATTTATTTGATACGCCCCCACGGTACTGCTACCGCCGCTTCCAGAGTCGTTGGTGTTTGCAGTTACAGTATTGCCAGATGCGTTCTTTGCAATAATAATGTAGCTATTGGTCAAAACAGAAACTATTTGATACTCTTGATTAAGAACACTAGCAACAATATTGCCGTTTGCGCCAAGACTAGCCGCACCAGAAAATGTTACAAAATCATTAGCAACAGCCCCATGAGCGGTATCTGTTACGGTTATCGTTGAACTTCCATTTGATGCGGCAAAAGTAACATCACCAGCGGATGTAGTGGCTCTTAGAGGAGTAACGTCATTAAATTTTATACCTTCAGTAATATAAAACTTTAAGTTAGTGCCTAAGCCTGTGTGCTTGGTTGCGCCTAAGCTAGACCATGTGTACAGGGATCTTCCAACGCCTTCATATGTGTTTGTGGAAAACTTTTCCCATCCACCAATTTTTTCTGGGCGACCTTTCCTAAACCGTATCTTGTCGGAGTCAGTCCAACCTTGATCGACAGTATAATCTGTACCCTCCTTACTAATTCCGGGTGCAAACTGAATCTTCTGCAAAGGCATAATTAACCTCGATAAGGAAGGTTGGGCATAAATGGAGGAGAGCCTCCCTTAGTTGGGCCGCTTGGCCCTCTTCCGCCTTTAGATGGGCCTCCCCTTGGCGGCTGTCGGTACGGACTAGGCATACGACTTGGCGGCTGTCGGTACGGGCTAGGCATACGACTTGGCGGCTGGGGATACCTATTTCTCGGCATTGATCTTGGCGGAGGTCGCTGTGATCTTGGCGGAGGTCGCTGATAGGTAGGTTGCCTATAGCGGTCATCCTGCATAGGTGGCATTGGCCTTTGAGGATATCTTGCGAGCATATTTTCCATAGGAGGAAATCCTATGGGAGGTCTCTGCATTGGCGGAGGTCTGCGCGGAGGAGCAGGATATCTAGGAGCGTTTAAGTTTCTCATTGGGCGAAACTGAGTCTGCCTCTGAGGCTGATACTGACCCCTTAAACTTGCGATACCAGATTGATTCTGAAACAAACCTCGCGTTGGCCTTGGCCTTACAAATGGAGCAGGAGGCGGAGGTAAACGAGGGTCATCATATCCTATTGGGTTTTTGCCCTCAGCAGGGTCTGAGCTTTCGACAGGATCAACTACAGGATCAACTACAGGATCAACTACAGGATCAACTACAGGATCAACTGGTTCCTGACCTACATTAGGATCAAACTTTATTGGCCCTGAAGGAAAATAACCGCCCTTACCGCCGCTCATACGAAACTGAGAGGGATCAAACTCTCGGTTCTCTTGCAGGCTCTGAGCTAGATTAAGCCCCCCCTCTGGGAGAAATCGGCGCGATGCATTAGCAGTCTGAGGCTGAGATGGCCCTCCCTCTGGGCGAAATCCGCTCATATTAAAAGTTTGCGATTGCGGGGGCGTAGACTGTACGCCGCTAGACCTCACTCTAGATTGAATCTGCTCAGGGGAAAGTCTAACTGAACCTCTCCCTCTAAATCCGCCAAGACCACTCATCGTGTTCTCTGAGAATTGTCCATTTGCTTGATTCTCTTGAAATTGTTGCATAGCGGATTGCGCGCGAGACTGATCCGTTTGATTGCTAGGCATCTTGCCTAATGCTCTTCCAAACTCTGACTGAAATTCGTCAGGACTATAGTAGGTCGTGGCCGCGTCGCCGGTAAGGCCAAATGAAGAGCTATCCCTAGCGTACTGACCCGTCTGTGGGTCATAGCTGTAAGCGGGACTCATACCGCCCTCTAGAGCGTTCTCTTGAGCAATTTTGTTCATAAAGTCTACATTGGCTTGATTGGAAGCGTTTCCTTGAATAGTTCCAGTGCCATTGCCGATGTCTACGTTCTGATCTGGAATAGACATATTTGGATTGGCGGATAGTTGCGCCATAGAACTGTTCGGCGGTGCTTGACCGAATCGACCCATGCCCATCATTGAGGGACTTCCGCCCATCTTGGCTACAGTCTGTTGACCCATCCCTGCGCCTCTTCTTCCGCGCCCACCTCCGCCCCTCTGCGTCATTGAAGGACTGCCGCCTGCCTTGCCTCCAGACTGTCTATTACCCATTCCCATTATTGATACTCCCCAGTTCTTAACATGTTAGCAATCTCAACAGCCCTAGATCCAACCTGCTGGCTCCATTTAGAGTCCATAAACTCATCTGCGGCTTTCTTGTAGTCCTTAAACCTCATGGCTTCCAAAGCGTTTTCAAACTTGCGAAGAGATGTCTGACCAAGATTAAAAGAAAGATCAATCATTGCGTCTTTCCTTACATTGTCAAGATCGTCAAACCACTTGTATTCCTCCGACAACTCTCCAATAACCCTATAAATGTCATTTGTTAAAAGCATGTGTATCTCTGACTCGCTAATGCCAAGACCTGAAGGAGATATGTTTCTCCCTGCACCTATAGTTTCATAGCCTGCTGAACATGTATACACATGATTCTTAACGCCTTCGTGACGCTTTAGCATTACTATTAACTTGTTAAATCTAGATTGATTCATTTTTTTTGCGCTTCTTTTTTTGTTCTTTCTTTTAACTGCTCAATTATAACTCTTTGTTGCTCCAACTCAGACTGTTGCTTTAAGTTAAGAACTCGCTGTTTTTCTTCTTCAGATATTACAGGAAAAGGTATAATCATTTTTCTCTACTCACTTTCTGCACTTTTTCGACAGACCGCATGGCTCCAAGTCCAAGCATACCCATAAGCACCGGCATCATTGTAGAGGTTTCTATTAAAGGGATCACAATGCCAGACTCAGCTAACGCAAGGCCAAAGTTCGCCATAGGTATCACAATAAAGTTTGAGGCCATTCCCAGTACGCACACCCAGCCTACAGCGGGTCGCCACCCAGCCACAAACATACTGCTACTTGCGGCCTCAACTTTATTTACTTCTAACTGTCCCTTCGCTAATTCTTGGGCATGAACTTCTGCCATCGTGCTAATCTGGTGAGCTAGAGCGTTCTTCGTGTCTTTATCCTCAATGAACTTGTCGAGCAAACCTGCTACGGGGCCAATCAATGCTTGTAACATATTCATCTCCTACGCCGCGTTTAAGACTTCCATTACCGTTACCAGCAAAGACCCAATGCTTGTAACGCTTAGGCCCATCCACTTCATCCATTTCTCTGCCAGAGCCTCCATACTATTCTCTTTTGCCCTGCGCTTACGTTCTTCTGACGCTCTAACCCTCTTACACTCACTTTGAAATTTTAACCAATCATCATATAATCCGGGTCTTCCCGCATAGATCATCCACTCCCTAAGCCATTCTTCTTGTTTTTTTAGCTTTTCTAACTCCATAAAGTTCTGGAGAGGAGTGCCTTTTTTCTTTCTATTTGAACGCCTAGCTATTGCAGACTTAGAGTTAAAGTAAGTTGCACAACTATCGCTGACATCATACAACTCTCTGCCGTTTTTTAGGGCCGACTTTATAGTATTAAACGCGGCATTGGCGGCTTGCACCTCCGCCAACATACGTTACTTCCGGCTCATGTACGCAGTGGCCCCAAAATACGCTCCACATACGCTGGCTTGCGCTATGTAAAACAAGCCCAACAAATCACTTAAAGCGTCCACTCGCGAGTCTGGCATGATTGGCAACATAAGAAATATGGAAAACAGCACCATACTTGCCATCGAAACCCATGCCATATGCTTCTGACTGTCAGCTTTTTCTTCTCGCAGTTCTAGCTCAATCATATCTTGATGACGCTGTATCTCTTCGTCAGTAACCGTGCCATCGCCATCTAAGTCATACTTAGCGTACTTGCTAGTAGGCTGTAGCTTTTTGGGTGTCATACCATCCACAACTTTATAACAAAAACAAACAGCAAAATGCCAATCATTATCCACAAAAAAGAGTCGATGGTAGGTAGATTCTTCACTGGGGCATCCACTTGAATAAGGCTATAACACTTAGGATAAAAGGGTACATACTCCAGAGCATCATCTCTAAACGATCAAAACGCTTAGTACCGGACTCAAGGCGTTTCTCAATATTTTGATAACGCACAAGGCACTCTTTTTCATGTGCTTCAAGACGGATTATGGTTTCTTTAACAGTCGCCACTTATTTTTGCTCCGGTAGTAATTCTGGGTTTACCCAGCCATTTACCTTAATACTTAACGGGTCAACGAATACGGGCTTGCAGAAAGCAATGACAGGTCTAAAATTATCTTCTCTACGCGCTAATACACGCGCATCGTTCAAGCAATGCCGTTGGTTTATCCAGTGACTAGCCGTCTGCTCTTCCGCATCGGGCGAGAGTTGGACTATCAGCGCGAAGACAATGATTAAGTCGCCCATTCACGTTAGTTAGTAGGCTGACGTTGAAGCAAGTTGAGGATGGCCTTGGTGTCTGAGCGTACTTCTGACAAGTCCTCAACAGCGTTGTCTAGCTGTATCTCACTGCGGGTCATCTGTTGCTGAAGCTCATCAACCTCCTCTTCAATCTTCTCGACCTGCTCGCTAACATCTTCAATGTCTTCGGCGTTCTCTGATGCCATAGCATCTAAGCTGGCGTAGGAGAAGATAGCACCAGTAGCCACCACCACGACAGGCAGTAAACCTAATAAATTTGATAGTTTAATTTCCATTGACTACACCCTTAACTCATTTAGAAATATATTCCGCCCCAAGTCACCCACTGGAAACGTATTAAAAGAAAGGCTAATCCTGTCTTTTTCACCTTTAACTGGAGGGACACTGTGCTGTAAAGAAGACGGAAATAACAAAAGAGCGTCCTCCTCTACAGGCAACCACCATGTCTGGCTGTTCCACGCATTATAATCTTTTGTCTGAACCTCTAGCATACGATAGGTTGACTTAAGAAACTGTATTCTATCGTCCACATTAGTTTGTATATAAAAAACGCCAGACACGAAGCTGTTTGGGTGCGTGTGTTCGTGGTGGATTTGCCCCTTGCTAGTAGTATTACACCACGACTGAGTAATTCTAAGGCTTACCTCACTTTCAGGACAGTAAACCTTTACAAAATACTCTTCTACGGCTTCTTGAATCCACTGCCTCAGATTGCTTAGTTCGGGCGCATCTAAAAGATAATTGTTTTCAGATACTTGATTGCTCGTGTTAGGTATATATTTTAAACCCCGTAAAAACATTTTTTCTTTCGCAGAAAAACAAGACTCCTTCTGGCGTTGCCCTACAGCAGTCGGGAATAAATTTTCAATTTCCACACTGTTCTCCCGTAAAGCTGTACCAGCCAGTGGCTATATACTTTTCCTCTGTCATAGAAGGAATGCCTCTATGCGTGTGCGTCCAATCTGTAGGCCAAATTAAAGTAAGACCCTTCTTAGGTTTAACCTTTAGCTTTTGATAGAAAAACTCAGTTTCCCCAGCGTCTTCAATATCATTTAAATATGTCATAAACGCTAAATGCCTATGACTAGTGCTAATTCCAGTTCTTTCAAAATGCCATTTATGATAGCCTCCACATTTTAAATATTTTTGAATATTCCAACCCTCTACTACGTTAAAAGAATGCACTGTGTCAGCGTAGAGATACTTTTTTGTGTAACGCTTTAAAATTTCTTGCAGTTCTTTACCGTATCTAAAAAGAACAGGGTCATCAAGCTCATGGATAGCAAGATCAAAAGATTCTTTTTGTTTTTTGTCTACATAGCTTCTACCGTCTTGCCCCGCAATTACACCTTTTACGGGATTATTTTTTAAGTAGTATTTAATTAAATCATCGCATACAGATAAATCTTTTAAGTACCAGCCACCAATAAACGATGAAGCGTCAAATTCTTCACATATAGACTCTACAGTGGGGTTAGGTAAAGTTTTATTTACTAAATTCATCAAACCCTCTAGGGTACGGCAACTATAGGTATAACAATTTTTTCCCACTTCAAATTATCTTCATCCCAAAGATAACGATCACCATCATCTGGTTTAGATATAGGTGCTTCCCAACAGCAAGATGTTTCGTTTAAAGACCAACTAGGATATGTTTTAGGTTCATAAAAAGCATCACGATCTGCATCATATATCATGCCAAATCCAGCATAATTCTTACGCAACGCTACGCCGCCGTCTGGATCTCCATCTTGGCCGTAATGCACACCATAGCGAGTGTTGTATGAAGTTTGCACCCAAGTTCCTTCTTGATTATCCACAAAGTCTTGTTCTGCAACAATAACTTGAGTTACAAAACCGTTAACAACTTTTGCAAAATGAGCCATAATAAAACCTATGCGGGAGTAAATGTTCCAGATGATGTAAAGGTATGGTACGTGTAACCACTGGCACTAGTAATATTCCCCCCCGAAGCAAGAGTTCCTCCAAGATACCTAAGTATTACAACTCCAGATCCTCCTGCGGCACCAGCCAATGCTTCTCCCGGCGTTCCCTCCGGTTGCCCTCCGCCGCCGCCGCCGCCAGTATTTGCGGCTCCTGCTGTAGAATAAGCGGCACCATATACATATTTTGCAAAAGATCCCTTGCCGCCACCACCGCTACCACCTTGTGACTGCGAGCCGCTAATTTGGTTTCCGCTACTTAGGTAATTAGCACTGCCGCCGCCGCCGCCGCCACCCCCGTAGAAAGTTCCTAAACTTTTCCAATTTTTACCGGCTCCCCCCACGCCGCCACCAAACGAACCGCCCGGCGCATTAGCCGTCCCAGATCCTCCTACCGCTCCTTTACCACCCCCACCTCCTGCTCCACCCCAATTATATTGGCGTACCGCCGCTCCACCATTATTTCCCTGACCTGAGACTCCAGAACCACCAGTCGAATTATTAGCCCCTCCTGCGCCAGAGCCAGAGCCACCGTTTCCTGAATCGACGGCTCGGCCATTGCCGCCGCCAGAAGCGGTCACGGTAGTTATTCCTGTTCCTGAAACCACTGAATTACCGCCATTTGTACTAGCACTAGCACCGTTAGTGAGCTGACCCACACCTCCAGCACCAACAGTAATAGTGTATCCAACGCCATTTTTAAACAGAATGTCATCTGGCTCAAGCATTCCGCCTGCACCACCACCACCACCGTTTGTTCCATTATAATTGGTGCCACCACCACCCGCTACAACCATAAACTGGACAATTAATGGGGTACCTCTGCTAGGAAAAGAACCAAAGCCATTTACGTTATAACCAAAACCAGTCATCAGTTACTCCTTATGCGTCATTCGCCGCGTCAGTGGTAAAGAACAGCTTAATGCCCAACAGGCGAGCCGCACCAGTCTGAGAGTCTGCCGAAACATCTCTAGCAATCTGGAATATGGTCAGCGTATCAGCCGCCGCTCCAGCGATTGTTACATTTCCGCTTACCGCCGCAACATCTATATCATTTGACGTTCCAGAGTGAGCTTTAGCTGTGGCTACCACTTGAGTGCCAAAGGCGGTGTTTAGGTCTGCACTATCCGCAAAACTTCTACCTCTTAATCCCCACGCTACCGTACCAGTGTTGGTTCCTGTGACAGTAAAGAAGGCTTGGAAAGTAACAGTACCCTCGTTCCAAGACTTAGGAAAGATAACTTGAAACTGAGCAAAGTCATCTGCCGCCGCCGCAAAGTCTAGGCACTTGAGTTCTGGGCCGTTGGACAGTTCGACTTGCTCCAGATCAGAGCAACCGTTAGTTGTCTCTGGGTACATACCCGCCGCTGGGACATAGATAGTCTCAAGACCCGCAACTTTAGCTTTTGCGCCCCCAACATCTAAGGTACCTGCTACAGCTACATTAGTAGTGCCTGTAGGTACTGTTAGGACATTTGCATCAGCATCATTCTTGAGCGTGATGTCATTGGTAGAGCCTTGACCTGTTAACACTAGACCTAATGCAGAGGTGTACCCAAGTGCCGCATCGTCACCGGCTGAAGTAGCTCCATTGATATTTGGCGTTGTGAGTGTCTTGTTAGTTAACGTGTCCGTTGTAGCTTTACCTACCAAGGTATCTGTAGATGCTGGCAGAGTTACTGTTACATCTGCTGTAGACGCGGGGCCGATAAGCGTTACTTTATTTGTACCATTATCACTATCTTCAAAAAACTCTAAAAACCCTGCGCTAGTGGCGGCGTTCTTTAACTGTAAGCCAGCATTTGCAATAGGAGTTGTCAGAATAGGAGTTGTTAACGTCTTGTTTGTTAGGGTGTCAGTCGTTGCCTTGCCAACTAACGTATCCGTAGAGGCTGGTAGCGTCAGCGTAATGTTGCCGCTAAATGCGCTGTGGGCAGGAGCTAGTATCCTTGCATAGTGAGCGTTGGAAGACTCGCAATAGAAGTCTATGTAAGACTGCGCTCCCCCATTTTTTATTTTAATTGCACCTTGAGAAATGGCAACGCCATTACTTGACCCGCCAGCCACACCAAGCGTTCCAGCAATTGTTGAGTTTCCTGCTAATGACAGGTCAGTGAGAACGTCAAACACCGCCGCTCCACTTCCCGCACCATCAGTAGCTATTACCTTGGTTTGCCCTATCCCGATAGCTATCGTGGCTCCAGAGCCTTGCTTCATTGTCAGGATGGCGGAAGTATTATTCTCTACAAACCAAACCTTGTTTATGGTGTTGGGTGCTAGGGTTACAGTACACGCTTGCCCACCGCCCGTTATCTTTAAATAAAGAGAGCGTAGCTCACCATTAGTAGCCGTACCGTCAGGCATAGTTATAGTGGCGGCTGAAGCGTTGGCAATTGACTTGCTTGCAAGTCCCATCGCATCGCCTATCAACTCTAAATTAACATTTGTTTCCGTTCCCCACGTACCCGAAGAGTCGCCAGTAGCAATCTCTTTAAGCCGTAGATCATTAACGTAAGTTGCCATTTAAGCTACCTCTTTCCAATCTGTGGTCTGTCCCGTTATTATTAACCCGTAAACATTAACATTTGTTAAGTTACAAGACACTGAGTTTCCGGTTACTGCAACATTAGCTTTCGCATCTGGAGTTACCGAAGATGTCGATACCGTAGCAGAAACTCCCGTAACACTTACATCGACATTAGTGATTGCTACAACTGTAACAGTACCAACAGAAACCGTTGCCTGACTTCCAGTAACATTTTCTGGAATAGGCTCCCCAAAAGCTCCCCCGCCCCAATCGCCTCGACCCCATCCTGAAACAATAGACATTGTTAGTTACGCAATCCTAATTATCGCGTTACTTGCATCTGCGGTAGGAAAGTTTATTGAAAAATCTCCTTGCGTTGACGTTTTGTCTGCTCCGAAAGCAAGAATCAACACCGACCTATCGTCACTTGAGTCGTTATATATCATTGCGCCGTTAGCTGTAACAGTGGCGTTTGAAAAAGTCAAAGTAGCAAAGTTTGTTATCCCTGTGGTGCCAACAAGAGAAGGCGTTACAGGGGCAAGCGTTCCGCCACCAGCAGGGTAGTTAGTGCCACTTGTCTCGTTTATGCCGCTACTTGCATACGCTGTAGTCGCCGCCCCAAGTGATGCAGAACTTGTAAACATTGCCAGTTTAAAGGTATTTCCACTACTAGCAGTAAAGTTATGCTTACCCTCAAGTAGTTCCTTTTTAAACGAACTGCAAATTGCTTGCGATATTGCCATTACAATCTCCTAATGATATCTGCCATGTCTTTCTGTTGATTCTTTCCAAGAAGCCCCGCCAATGTTGACCTGTCGCTCTTGATCGATTCTTTTATGCACGAAAGCACCACGGCATAAACTTGTTGTTTAAACGCTTCAGCTTGATCCCTGATTGCAGGGTGGCTTTGGCTTCCTACAGATACAATCCTGTTGGTTGCTTTTTCAGCCCAGAACTCTGGATCATGCCCTTTGTTTGTTTCTGTCTTTACAGTAACAATCGGTGTTGATGGCAGGCTCATTCCTATAGCTTCCATTATGAACGCGCCTTTCTAACAGTGCCAGCCCGATAGCTATCAGTTGTATCATACCCTTCGGCAAGAACCTCAAGTCTATCAACCGACTCTTGATACTTCGCTTGATATTGCGCCATCAAATCTGCATCGCCCTTCAAAAATATATACGCTTCAACCAAGCAACCATACAGCAAAGCATTCTCTGCATTTGTTCCCAGCCAACTTTTACCATCACCCGATACAGTAATTGACACTGGCTGATAGAAATAATGAAGCTCAAATGTAAAATTAGCATTGGGCGTTGGAGCTAATATAAATGTAGCGTCATTAAACAAAGCGTAATACTTTGGAACGCCTGTAACTGTCGATACAGGGTATGCCTCTCGTATAAAGTTAACGTCTTTGTTTAACAGGAACTCATACCCGCTATTATCTAAAGCAATAGAGTAGGGAGCAAGAAAATCAGTAGGCGTTGACAGATACTCATTACCTGCAAGGCTCTGGCCTGTAACATTCTTCCTAAAGTTTGGAAGTTGTACAGCCTTCAGTATTCGCTCTTCTGCGCGAGTAATAATATTAGGAAGTTCAGTAACAAACGTGGATTCAGTTGTTTCCAAGTAATTCTGAATCGATGCCTTTAGTGTTGTAAATGTCCAAGCCATTAGCTGATCCTTACCGTAACCGTTCCAACTTGAGCGGTAATATCTAAGCCTAGAGTTCTACTGCCAAATGCAGAGTCTCCACCGCCAACTGGGTTAAATGCAAAGAATT